GAACGTATCATTTTTTCAATGCTTTTAAAGCTGAGACATACACCCAATTTGGTCCTTTAAACTTTAGTCTGTTAGTAACTAATCTGCCTTCTAAGGACTGATTAATAATGCCTTTCAGTAAGTATGGGGTAATAAAGAATTCTACTTCCTCACCTTTGTAATCCATGTCAACAGACTCCTCAAACCATCCTGACTCAGACTCTCCTTTCATCTTTAGTTTTTTACTTTCTAAAGTGATTTGAACAGTCTCATCCAACATGTGATCCCTTTTAGCAAAGACAGCAGCTCTGTCTAACACACCTGCAATCTCTTTAGGTAGTGTAAACTTTGTACCTTTCATGTCAAGTATAGGATCTGTATTTGGAAACTTATCTGAGAATACTCTGCAAGACAAAACAGTACCTGCTTCATTCTTAAAGTGAATCCATCCGTTTCCTTTTGCTACTTTTGTAGGCTTCAGTTTGTACATAACTACCGCAGCTGGTACAGGTAACAGTATATTGTCTAAAGGCATCTTTTCAGACATTGTGTACTGCATAACTCTTAAGTCGTCTGAGGACTCAATAATACCATCTTTCCTGATATGTATGCAGGTTAAAACAGGACGGGACATATTCCTTGAAGCACAAGGCATAGCAAGGTTAATTCCTTCTAAAAACTGTTTTGGAAGTTCTTTCCACTTTTCCTTGTAGGCAATTTCCTCTTCCAAAGGAAGTTTGATTTCTTGCTGCAAAGTTAAACCTGCTTTCGCTCTACCAGACTTTAAAAGTATTTCACTACCTTTGATGTCCATGGTTACTGTATCAGTAGAAAACTTACCTAAAATCTGATAAAGTTTTTCTGCTTTGATAGCACCGGTTAATTCTAACCCTTTTATTGGGTGTGCAATAGAGATGTCATCATTGTATGTGACAATTTTGTCTCCCATAAATGCAAATGAGGTAGATTGTTCTACCAACTCTTTGTTTGCAAGTCCTGGTTTGACAATCTCCAATGCTTTTAATAGATCAATTCTGTTAATTTCCATTATTTGGTATTTAGATACATTTTAAGATCTTTTTCTAATTCAGACACTCTTTTAAACTTTGGTAAGTACTCTGCAGGTATCCACATCCTGTTTTTCCTGTCTGGGCGTCCTCTGTATGTCAACTCATAATGTTCTTTAGGAATGTCCGTATAAGGAAATAGAACGTACCTGTTACTCTGTTTGACATACAAAAGTAAGAACACTTTGTTTTTCAAGAGATACTGTAATTGAGCTTCGACTCTTTCTTCTTCGGTAGTTTTGTCAACCATTTCCTCAGAAATATTACTGTTGGCTCTGCTGTCAATATTGTGCAAAGTTTCTACAACAATAATCTGAGTCAATAAATAGTTGTTTTTATCTTTACCAAAGTAGATCCTTTGTTTGTTACTTGTACCGTCAGACTTGTCTTTAAGACACTCAAATCCTGCTTTTTTCAATAAAGGAAGAACGTAGGAGTGGATGTCAGATAAGTTCTTATCTGATCCTCCTTTGTAGCCTGATCCTTTTTTCTCTTCTTCTGGAAACAGTCCCATGTTCTTATCTTTTAAAGATGACAGAAATCATAACAATTAAAACAAGAACAAGAATTACGGCAGCAACACCTCCCCATAAAGGAGCAGTTACCCACCACCAGGACCAATCAATTGTGTGTGTTAATTTTAAAATCAAAAACACAATAAATAAAACGGTAAAGAAACTTATACCGGATGTTGAATTACTTTCTTTTGACATGATTAGGTATTATTACAGATTGTTAAAAATAAACTCAAAATTGATAAAAGTAAAGCTACTATTGAAACAACATAAGCAGCCGTCTGATTAGTAGGAGACTCTTCTTCCATGATTAGGTATTTTTAAGTGATAAAACATACTCTGCATTCTTTTCGTAGAAAAAGGATCTAAGAGTTCCTTTTAATTTAGAGATACTTTCAACAGCAACACCTTTCCAAAACTCATCCTCTTCACTTTTGCTTAATATTCCAGCAAAGTAAAAAGTCATGTATTGTGGACATTCTCCTTGTACAGGTGGTGTTGATTGCCTAGTGTGCATACTCCAGGGCCAGTTTGGAACTGTTTCCTGTATAACTTCAGAGAACATGAGATAATTCCAAACAACTCGTTGGATAATACTTGCTCCTAATTGATCAATAGTCATCCCATACTTCTCAAGACGTTTGTCAAATGCTTTTTTGGTATGCTTACTCATTCCTCCCAGCCAATTACCTGCTTGAGCTTCTAAACCAAACCCACATTCATTTTCTTTAATGATTTTAGGTCTAGCAGATACTTGGAAAGTACTTATCGGATTTTCTTTATCCTCGATCGGAATTACAATAGACCCGAAGTTAGCAAGTTTTCTGCAAGTTGCACTATCCACAGAATACCAAGAGTAACGCTTCATTAAAGGTAAACTGGTACAAGCAAATCCATGAAGCTTAACTTTTGGAAATCCGTCACTGTCTAATAAATGATCTTTAAACAGTTTATCAAGCAAAGGGATTAAAACACTTGTCGGGTTAGGTACAAGACCTCCGATTGCTATGTAGTCATAAGACTTGAGATAACGCTCTAACCATTTTACGTCATTCCCTAAATGCCAAACAGGAATAGGGTGCAAGCCTGCCTCCTCAAGAATCTTTTGATTTCTGTAGGTAAGCTGCGGATTGTTAATAACGTCTAAGTTGGAGTAAACATTAACTTCGTCACTATGTTTCAGCATGAAATCAATGTAAGATTGTCTATATGCTGCATACTCCGGTTTGTCTACATATGAGTAATCATCAAATTTACGTTCACTCATTTTAGTACCCATTATGCCTTTAGCATCAGATAATACATTCCTTGACAACTTGTTGTACAAAGAAGGTGCACCGCAGTCAATAAAGACTTTGTAATCGTAGATAGAATGTTTCATAATTCTCGTATGATTTTAATCATGTTTGGAATAGCATCCTTTCCTTTCTTCATAATAGTGTAATGTTGTTGATTCATGGATAAGTCAGGGTAGTGCAAAATAAGCATCCTGATTCTGTCTACTAAATCACATTCACAATCATATTTAAAAATAGGAAGATACATTTCGGAATAAGACAGTCTGTTTGGTACAAGTGGTAAGCATCCACATATAACAGATTCTTGCATAGCAATACCCCAGGTCTCTTGATCAGCAAACGATACAGAAATGTATGCTTTTTGAAGTATTTGGTAATACCTGTCTTTTGTGTCACAGAACTTCTTTGTCATACAAAAGTTCCAATCAGAAAACTCATCCTCTAAGTCTGCTTTAAGTTTATTAAACATTTGAGGATTCTTTTCTGCATCAAGTCTGTGAGGAAATACAATAATCTTTTCCCGATTAGTATATTCTCTTGTAAACTCTGGGTTGATAAAATCCGTATAGAATGGAAACCCTGTTACTTCAATCTTATTAGGATTTTTCCACATCCTTGTTTTAATGAGCAGTCTTTTATGGAACTCTGTAGCAACAAAAATCTTGTCTACAATCCCATTAAGCCAACCCATCTCCATGTGCTCTGCCCAAGGAGTCATTCCTTTTTTATTCAAAAAGTCAAACTCGTCGTAACTGCCTGCATGAAGGCATCCGCAAATCTTGAGATACTTTAGACCTAACCCTTCTCGGATGTATGCAATAGTCTCAAGCCCAGGAAACCAAAGATCATGAAAAAACAATACTATTTTTTCTTCCTTATCATACCCAGACAAAAATTTTAGTATCATCTGGAGTTGCGATGTTTTGTACTGATTTGTTTCAATAACATCCAAGAAACTGCCACTGTTAATTTTACCACTTGTTTCCTGTCCGTAAACATGAACAACATCTAAGCCTGAGGTTTCAAAAGCAGCTTTAAACCACTTGTCCCATTGTGTTGAGTATCGCTCCTCGAGCGGCTCAATAGGAATATTGAGTATTACCATTTTAAATAAATTATTTAATGATTCCGAAACGTGCAAGGATGGCAAAAGTGATAGCCATCTGTGTTTTTACATACGTAGATTCCCCGTATATGTAATCGCCTACTGTCATCCCGATTTCAATGTCCTTTGTAGGAAGTGTTACATTGTATAAGTTTAAATAAGGGAAGGCTGATTCAAGCAAATTCGGGCTGTATTCAGTAATGACACTCTCGAGGAAACTATGAGGCAAATATGAAGGTACTAACCTAATAGGTCTTTCTGTTAAAGTCATTCCTTTTTTATTGGCAGCATTATCGATCGAGGTTCCTTCGTATCTCTGGAAGAATTGTCCTAGTCCGCCTTTTGTACCATTTGTTCGAAGTCGACCAACAACCTCTTCCATCTCAAACCCATTCTCCAGCATAAACTCTCCTGTCTTGTTCAAAGACTTAATTGTCTCCCCAGGAAAGAATGTAAGCAGCAACCAGAATATTTTAAATGGCAGCATGTGTTGAATTGCAGCTAAGTTTTCACAATCATCTAAATCTTTTCCTTGTCCCATAGATTGTGAAACTTTTGCATCTCCGGATTCAAATCCAATCTCAATAATTTCCAGTCCGGCATTTTTGATAATATCTACACCGTATTTATCAATAAAAGCAAGCACCTTGTCTGAAGATCCTAATGCAATCAGATGCATTTCTTTTCCGTTTAAATACAACAGGATTTCTCTTGCTCTGTCAATGTCATAAAAGAAATCCTCATCCGTAAAATGGATGTTCTTAATTTCTTGTTTAGTACACATTATGAGCATATTGAAAACATCCTTTAAAGGAAGTTCAATTCTACGTTTACCACAGTTAGTAGTCGATGGACAAAAAGCACATCCGTTCGGACAACCGTAAGATGTAAACAGCGGGTAAACTTTCTCATCTTTGTCCAAGTGTTTGAGGTGCATGTCACAATCACTTAAAAGTAATCTTTTAAAATGAGAATAATAAACCGGGTACATCAACATTGCTGTTTTAAGACTGTTTTCATCTTGTAAAGGATCAAACCCCAATGTCAATTCTATATGAGGTAATCCTAACTGTTTAATCAGCGGAGTGTACCCTACAAAGAATACATTATTTTTACCATACATAAAGGGCAACATTTGTGCCAGTAACGTCGCAGTTTCTATCTGTGGGTAAGACCACAAACATACTATTTGAACAGCAGCGTCTGTTATTAAGTCAAGATCCTCAGGCTGGAAGCTTTCGTACAAAGTTACATCATTTGTAGGTGCTAAAAAGTTGTAACAAAGGTAAGGGGCGTAGCAAAATGATCCGCGATTGAATTCAGTCGATGAAGGATCGATTATGTTTATTTTTAAATATTTTTGCATCGTTTTAATTTTTTAATCTTTATAAATCTCAGCGCCATTTTCCCCGTCCTCAAAGACAGACACAAAATCAGCATTAAACTTTTCCATTAATTCCCAAGATATCATTTCACAAGACTTTTCTTTTAAATGTTTGTCTCTGTATTTCTCAGAAATAAAAGAGTCTATTTTCATCTTCTCTGATATAAACTCAACATCCCTATCCATGTGCTTTATTTTAAACTTCATGGTAACATGGAAAACGTGTCTGTGAGCAGATGCTAAATAATAAACTTCTGGAATGTTGCATGAGGGCCAGTTATGTGTGGCTGGAAAACTTGTTGTGATTACTACAAATTTTTTCATTTTATTACTTTTTCAAATACATGGAAGATTAATTTTCCAATCAGCAATTGATATGTACCAATGTAAACTAAATTGTCTGCATCTGGTATATCATGTCCGGTACCGTATGTGTAGATGATTCTTGTTTCCAATGCAGCAACAGCATCATCTACAAGTGCCCAGATACAAGGAGTGTCATTTTGTGTTTGAACACAAAGTATTTTTGAATCTACAGGAAGATCAATAAACTGATTCTTTATTGTTTCCAATGAGTATTTGTAAATTGTCTTCATTTTATCATTTGCATTAATTCTGCCTTAGCAGCAGCATTGGTAAAAAACTCTCCCTTCATCGAAGAAGTAACCATAGTTGAACCTTGTTTACCTACTCCTCGCATTCTCATGCACATATGACAAGCTTCAATAATACAAGCAGCACCTTTAGGTTGCAGATATTGCATTAGAGCGTCTGTTACCTGTTCTCCAATACGTTCTTGGATTTGCATCCTACGGGAAAACATATCTACAAGTCTTGCAAGTTTAGAGATCCCAATAACATGTTCCCCGGGTATATAAGCTACATGAGCAACTCCGTAAAAAGGAAGCATGTGATGTTCACACATACTGTAGATTTCAATATCTTTTAATAAAACAATTTGATTGTAAGTACCTACTTCAAACACAGTAAGCAAGTCTGCAGGATCTTTTCCATAGCCAGAATATAACTCACCCCAGGACTTAACAATGCGATTTGGAGTGTCTAACAGCCCTTCTCTAGTTGGATCTTCACCAATATACGACAATTGATCCGCAATTATCTGAACGATAGTTCTTTGCATTTCTTAAAGTTTAAAAAATAAGGGAAGACAGTCACGAACTTCCCTTACTTAGATTTAAATAAAAATTGGATGGATTATTCTTTACCTTTTTTGGCAATCTTCATGTAGATGTCTGCCCGGCCTTGTACAAACTTTTCGTCTGTGATTGATTTGCGTTCTTTGTATAACGCAACGAAGGTTTTCAAAATGGTTTTTGCATCAGCTTTGTCAGCTAACAACTTGTCCGCAGTTTCCTGGAAAGACAATACACCAGGTTCTTTTTTAAACGGATTCTTTTTTGCAGGAGCGTTTGGATCCTTAACCGGTTTCTTTGCGTCTGCGGCAGCAGCTTTTTTAACCAGGATAGAAGGATCAGCTTCTTCCAAAATGTCGGTCATTGCTTTTTTCAAGATAAACGGATTTTTGAAGGTGTCTATGATCTTTGCAAGTTTTTTGAAGTCTTTGTTTGCAGTAACAATGGCTTTCAATTCTGCAAGTTTGGAAGCAGCTTTTACTGAAGCATACAAAGAAGCATCTTCCTCTTCATCGTCGTCATCGTCATCGTCATCGTCGTCATCTTCCTCTTCATCGTCGTCATCTTCTTCAACAGCAGGAGCAGCAACTTTTTTCTTGTCAGCTTTCTTGTCTTCCTTTTTGTCTTTTTTCTTGTCAGCTTTAGGAGGTTCCGGAACATCTTCATCTTCTTCCTCTTCTGCTTCTGCAGCAACTTCTGCTAAAACCTCATCAATAACGGCTTGCACTTCTTCAGAGAATTTGTCGCCTTCTTCGATCAGTACAACAACTTCTTTAATACCGGTAATCAATTCTTCTTTTGTTCCTTCAAGATCAATTTTTGGATCTGGTTTGCATACTTTGTTCAATTCTTTTGCGGTTTTAACCAACAGTTTTTCTTTTGCTTTCATTTTAACGAATTTTTAATGATTAATGATTAATTCAATACTAATTAACAAGTCTTAAGTATAAGGATAAAAATTAGTCTTCTATTGCCTTAGGGATGTTTTCTACAACATCTTCCAAAGAATAAATTATATCCTCAAGTAGAGCAGCCGTTTGGGCATATTTTTGGCCCTCAATAGTAGCCTGATCCTCTTCCGATAAATTGGCAAAGGATTGTATTTCATCGTCTTTTATTTCTGTTAATAAATTTTTAGCAGTTTTAACAAGACTGGAAACTTTATTTAATAATTCTGACTTTTCTTTTTCCATAGAATTAATGTGTAAAAAATGAACCGTAAATAACCCTTTCGTAATATGCTGTAACTTTTTGTTCATTTTTAAATCCCGATTTTCTTCCCCCATACAATAATGTGTTCTCTGGTACAATATCTTACCTCATGTTTTATAGCCATCTCAATAACCATTTCTCTGTTTGCTTCAATGTCCTCTTTTGTAGAGCCTTGAGGCATCAAAATGATTTGTTCTCTTTGAATAATACCTGTACTGAGATATAAACAATCTATCTCATCCCATTCTTTTTGACTGGTAATAACAAATTTAAACCAAGAGTTATTTAAAGCAGCTAAAGTTTCTAAGATTGCAGGTTTGTAACATACATCTACATCATTGCCAGAATTGGAAAGTTTAGGAGAATTGTTCCAACATGAGATGTAATGCACCAATTCATCCATCGGCTTGATAGTACATTCATTCTCTATCTCAATATAAGGACAGAATGAGTATCTTTTGATAAACTCATTAATAAAATTCAGCACAGACATCTGCTGACATAACGGGCTTCCTCCTGTAAGTACTAGATGTTGCCCGTGCAATAATTTGTTTGGTAAACCGCAGACATCCATTAGACAAAACAACTCTGCAAACGTATAAGGATTTCCTTGCCTCCATACTTCCGTAGTATCACACCAAGTACAATCCAATACACATCCTTTCAATCTTAAAAAGGCTGCAGGAACTCCTGCGTTAACACCTTCTCCTTGAATAGAGTCGCAAAAGAATTCCGACACATGGAGTATGTGTGCTTTAGGTAACCTTCCACTTTCAATAATCTTAGTAAAGGTTGGAAACGCTTTGATTATTTGAGTAGCTTCCATTGTTTACTTTTCTAAAGAGTAACGAGCATTCGTTTTCGGTGTCTCAGAAATCTCAATTGCATTTAACTGTGGTAAACTCAATTTAAAAATCTGGTAGATGTGCATTGACATATTCTCAGCAGTAGGATTAAAGTCAAACACATCATTAAGATGTTTGTGATCCATTGTTTCATCAATCCATTGTTTGATGTAGTCAAGTCCTCTGTAATCAAATACAAAGCCTACATCATTTAGATTGTCTGAGATTAACTCTACTCTAATAACGTAGTTATGGCCGTGTAATCTGGCACAAGGGTGTTCCTTTGGTAGTCCGTTTAATACATGACTAGAACAACAGGTAAACTCTTTTGTAATTTTGAACATGATTTTCTATTTTAGTGTTATTAATGTTTCAATAAGGTGTGGGCTTTTGACACCCACACCGGAAAACTACTGCCTCTTAGGCTGCGGCTTTCATTTGATAATCGTTGCCGATTGTAATCAGAACATTCTTTGTGAATTAAATCACTAATTACTCACCTTATTGCTGTCAAAACCAGGCTGCCCCGTTATAAATACTCTGATGTGCCACGTTTAGATGACGAACTACACCTGTTGCCTTCAGAGTAAACCGTACTAAAGTGACGGGTTAACTTCTCTTGACGGAACTGTGGAGCAGGGCGGAATCGAACCGCCGTCCAAACAACAGACTCCGTAATCAGAATGAACTTGTGGAGGGGAGGAGAATCAAACTCCTCAGTGATGTTCCGTGTCCGAGCAGACTTAAGCAAATCCCGTCTGTTAACCATCTACGTTGCGGCCGCGTTACCGCAGGCACATTACCCATTTTGATACCCCCCGATTAAAAATTTGTGAGACTACCAGGACTCGAACCTGGAACTGAGGAACCATATATCAGCACGGCTATTCTTAAACCTCAATGTCCGAACTGTTTTAGGTTGGTGTCTGCCAATTCCACCATAGTCTCGTGTAATACGTTTGTAAAGCAAGTGTACATATAAAAATTTAGATAGTTACATAGAATGCAAATTATTTTTTGGCTTACCTAAAAATAAATTCAAGGAGCAACTACTCCTTTAATATTTCTAACTCCTCTGTAATAAATAAATTTTGCAAGATCTTCTGGAGTAGCTGTATCTAATAATAAAAGTACTCCAAACTACTCTGATCTCCAGACATTTGAATTAGGATTTGAGAATCCCATTTTCAGTAGAATTTCCTGTGTTTCTTTCATAATTATAAATTTATAGGTATGATGTTAAAAATGGTCGCCCTCTTTTTAGATTTTGCAGTATATAAATTTGATTGGAAGTCTCAAACCCTCCTTCCCTAACTACAATTTCATTCAATCTCATAATTCCTAATTTCTTTTCTCTTCCTGTATGATCTTGATTTAAACCATAAAATGCTGTCACATGTCCGAACTTTCTTTTATCCTCAGAAAAGTTCTTCATTGTCAACATATCTCGTTCATAACTATCAGAATCTGCCTGTGTAACTGCAATCACTAAAGCATGTCTTTTCTGTGACACACCTCGCATTCGTTTCCATATTGCATTCTGTTTTGGACGTTCCTCAGTTACATTAGGCTCTATCATAATGTCTGGATAATCATAAATAACAACATCAGGAATAAACCCGTCTTGCTTTTCCCATATATCCATGATAGCTTCTGATTCTTGAACGGAAAGAGTACTGTTTGCATGAGTAGACAGTTTAAAGTTCTTTTTGTTCTTGATAAAGAATTTATCTATCCAACTAAAAGCTTCATGCTCGTTTAAAGGTTCTGTAGAAGGTATTTTCTTTGCCCATATCGTACCTCTAAATTTCTTACAGTTTGTACATTGTACATGATCAGGATTATTCTTAATTGCTTCTTGGATATGTTCAAATGTAACTACTTTCCTAATATTTTCTTGAGTAATTTTTTCTAATTTGGTATTCTTTATTCCATTAAACAAGTTAGGTGAGTCACATTCTCTTTCAGGACGTTTACAAAGATCAAGTTGATTGTTGATACAATCTCTGACAGGTTGCAAATGTGCGTCACAATATTGTTCTTTGTTTGATTTTTTAGATAAATAAATACAGATTCTTTTCAATTGTTCACTTTCAGACATATCTCCTGCCTGGAAGAATGCTACTTTGCGTCCTTGCTTGCAGGCTCTAATTGCTATGTCTAATAGCATAAATGTCTTACCACGTTTCTCAGGACCTAAAAATGCAATAAATCCTCCACGTACAAATTGTTCATTCCAAAACTTACCTAACTCCCTTGGAAAGTGTATGAGTATTTCATTAGCTGTGGTAAATGCTAACTTGACTTTCTCTTTCATTATATCCTCGTCAGACAAGTCTATCCAACTACCCATATCCCTAGCCATAGGTTTGAAAGAACTTGCCTTTGCTTCTGCTTCTCTCAATCTACCTGCATCAAGCAATGCTTTTATTTCCTCAGAATGTCTCAACAAACTTCTTTCGTTGAAGTAATCTGTTGCTTTCTCAACCAAGTACTCTAAGTTGATAGATTCATCTTCATATTGTGCAGACAAGCTAGGTAAAATTTCCTCTTCTATTTCCTCAGCTAAATCCTTAGGTAAACCATTCTTAGCTTTCTCATAAAAGATTGCTTCAATGTCTTTGCCTGGTGCTTTGTTGTACTTTAAGAAATACTCTTTTACCCAGGTAGCTATTCGTTTAGCTGTAGAAGATTCAAATAAAGAGACATCCCACTTGTCCTTAATCCGTAGGTTAAAGTCCGTAGATGTGATTAGGCCGATTAGTATGGTTCTTTCTATCATGTTAATCTATCTTTGTAAATTTTTTACAAAACTCTACCTGCTCTCTAATCCAGATTATATTTGGATTATCTTCTCTTCTATATACAACATACATTCCTTTAAGTGAGATGTAATTCGTAGCATCCATAACATCGGAATAAAGTAAAACATAAGTTTCTCCAGATTTATTATTTCTATATCTTTCCATATTAGTTCATGTATTCTATAGTATATAACTTTGCTTCCATTAAATTTCTATAACTAGGAATAAACCAACCAGATCCCATCCCAGGTACAACTTTTGAATTATCAAACACATACCTATCTGGCCAAGTATTTTTAAAATAAAGAGATAAGACAGAACACTCCTTCAAAGACAAAGGTCTAGTCAGTAGATTTATAATTATACCTATATGCAATGGTTGTGTCATTATAAATCCTCCTCTCTTAATTCTCGGGTTCTAAATTTAGGGTCTAATTCTCGTTCTTCGTAAGCATCTACCTCACCTTGTTTTTTCCTCTCATTAAAACTTCCCATGGTACTTGGAGTGTCTAACCATCCGTTATTATTTAACCAGGTAGCAGGGTACGGGATCCACTGTCCATTTTCTTTAATCCATTGTTCTGTATTCTTTTGTAATCTTATTGCACGCTCTACAACTCTCCATTTTGGAGCATTTTTACCTTTCTTACAAAGTTTCTCCCAACTTGTTTTAGCCTTCCCTTTATTTGTCTTTCTTGGATATAGTTCCCAAAAAGTATCAAACATACTATTATGGAGATTTCCATCCCAAGAAATATTTGTATCTTCTTCTCCGCTTCCTGTGAAGGAAGCAAAGTTATTTTGTTCTTTAGTATTTTTACTATTAATATTATTAGTCGTTGGTTTCCCAGGACCTGGGATCCCAGGCTGTGGGTTCTCCGGCTGTGGGATAATAACCTCCAAACCTTTAGACCTGAGAAGCTTTTTTGTAGATTTGATTTTAAACTTTAAAGGAGTGTCCGCATACGCCCAAAAAGAACCTACCATCTGTTTGGTATTTATATCTCTATAACGGAATCTTTTTAAGTAACCTAAAGTTTCCAATTCTGTTAGACCTCCTTTTATAGAATGTAGCCCTTCCTTCATCATACTGTTTAAGGTAGTCAAATAACTTTTCCAACCTTCTTTGTTTGATAAAAGTATTCCTAATATTTTTGTAGATACTGCAGATATTTTAGGATTGCGAAGTACCTCGTCTGGTATTTGAGTATATCCTTTTGTCTTACTGCAATTGATTGCATCGGGAATTGTAAATACGGTTCTAACTCTTTCCATAGTGCAGATTAAAAAGCACTACCAGCCACAAAAATACCCCAAAAGGAACAACCACGACGAAGAACCTTTGAGGTATAATTTGAGCCGGTAGGGCTATATTGTAAATACGATTAGTCAAGTAAGTAAGCATGGCGTGGTTGTATTTAAAAGAGGATGCAAATATATGTTATATAAAACAGACAAACAAATGTTTTATAACATGCTATTTTTCTGCCGAATTCAGCCTTTGTGTACGTTTGCAATACTTTATACATATTTGTTTTATTCTGTTGTAGAAACGCAGATAAAACGGCTGCTTTTTGTTGACTGTACTTATTTTAATAGCAGCCTTTTGTAAGTCAGCAAAAGCCTCACCTAATTTAACTAAGGCAGCTTGAAGTTCTGTTGTGTCTACTTTTAATTCAAATTCTATTTTAGCCATAATACTAAAAATTTAAAAGTTCATTAACAATGTTTGAAGCTTGCTCCTGAGACATGCTCCCAGGATCATCAGTAATATCTACTCTAATAGCATCCTTACCCCGGAACTTTAAATCTGCGACTAATTCGTTAGCAGCAATTAAAGCCTGAGATTCCTGTCCATCAAAGCAGACAAAAATACGTTTAAAGAAACCTGCAATCAATCTTACCTGTTTGGGCTTATATTTAATCCCTGAGGTAGCACAACTTTGATCACCAAATCTCCATACATCGGTAGGTCCTTCAACAATAATACCTTGATCACCCCATGCAGTTTGATCCCCATACAAGATGTCTTTGTGGGAAATCTTTTCTCTAGATTCTGGGCAAGCCATATACTTGTAAGGACTTTTACCAGTAATGTCTCTAGAGTCAAAACTAACTATGTCATCATCCCAGATAAATGGAATGATAATCCTGTGTTTGTAATCTAGTTGTTTGCCTTCAGTCTTAAGTAAGCTAATAGGACCAGACCCTAACAGTTTCCATTTCTGTTCTAGCATAGCAGGATCATAACCTCTTTTCTTGAGATACTTAATATGATTAAAAGCCATCGGAGAACAGTTGCTTGGAAGTTTTAGTATTTTTTGCCCTACTTTAATTACCTTTTCAGACTTAGGTATAAATATAGAAGATCCGTATTGCTTTATAATTGCATAGACTTCTCGTTCTGATAGATTTAAAAGTTTCACTAAGGTTGAGGCTGTGGGATGAAATCCACACCGCCAACAAGTAAAGAAGTCTCCTTGTAGGTTATACCCTAAGTGATAACCATCGTGTCCAGAACCACTAGAGCACCAAGGGCAGGGTGAGTTGACCCATCCGTCCCTGGTGTGCTTGTGGCCCTCAGATTTATGATCTACACTATAATCATCATAAATTTGTTCGATGTCCATTAGGCAAGTGTGAACGATAATCCCCAACCAAACTCTTTAAGAATCTCTCTGTGTACATCAGTAATGGTAATTGCACCTAACTCCTTTAATTTTTTCAAGTTGTAGATTTTTGATCGGGTAATAAACATTGTCTTTGTCTTCCCGTCATAACGAGTAACACAATAGAACTTTTTTACGAATTCTGATACTTTCTTTTTCATCTTATTCCTCCTTTACTTTTTTAGCTCTTGGTTTGCGAGGTTTTTTCGGCATAACTACTTCAGGAACTCTTGTTTCAACTTCCTTGATACTTTTCTTTTTCAATTCTTCGTAGTACTGCAAAGTTTCCACAATACAATGCTCAACGAGGCCGTGGATGTAATCTCGTTCCCTTACTGAGAATTTTGACTCTTTGTTCTCAATCTTTAAAAACTCTACTGTCAATTTATCCCAATTAAGGAAACCTAATTCACTTAAAGTGATGTAAGCATCTCGTCTTAAACGACTGCCAGCTTTAGAGTTCTGCAAAGTTTTGTCGTTTGCTTTTTTCTTACCAGCAAGCTCTCCGGATAACTGAGCTTTAAACTTTTTGTCATTGAAGATATCTCCGATTGATTCAAATACAGGAATAATCATAATTTTACTTTTTAGGTTTTTTATTTCGTTCTGCTGCTCTTCTTGCTAATCTTTGTCTTTTCTTTACTTCATCTTCTAATGGAGATAGATTAGGTTCCCCATTACGGTTCCAATACCATCCAGCTGTTTCTGGTTGATTAGGAATGTGAATGTCTCTAGGCGGTGTCTTGCGGCTCATTTCTTAATGTTTATTTGGTTAATACAATATTCAATACCTGCACGAAAAGCCTTTTCTAATTCCTCATTATAATTTTCCCAGGTTAATTCTACCCAGTCTGAGGAGGCTTCTACTAATAACGGCCTCAGATATTTTAAAGCTCTTTTTGGAAGTTTTTTTATACGTTTGCCCATTGCGGATAGTTACAGTTTAAATTCAGTGTAAATACAAAGTGAATTCAGCATTAAAAATACAAAGTTGTGCAAATGTACACCTGTAAAATATAACGCTGAATTCACGAGAAAAATAAGCTAGGATTTTTATCCCTTCATAAAAGGAAGTAATTCTTGATTTTCTTTAGACAACTGAAGTGTTTTGATTTTTGTTGTCTGAGTTTTAAGCATCTTGTCAGCAGCATTAATGGCTACCTGAGCTTCTTTTAGATCAATTGTCTTATTCAAGACACCGTTAAATACTTCACACATCTTGGAGTTTAAAGACTTCCAGTCAGTAACATTACTCTGTGCCATAATTAATTTGGTTTTTGATTTGTAATTTCTCTTTTTATGAGAATCATTTGTCTTTTTATTTCTATGAATTCTTTATAATTTTCTTTTAAAATAAAAGTAGGTATTTTATAAATAGATGCAATATAATTGTCTGGTAACAAGGCAACCCTTATTCTACTACGTTCTATAGATTTTTCAATATTAGAACTTCGATATATTGCACCTCTTATTTTGATTTTTTCAATATTTTTTCTTCTGTAATTTTTATTATGGGAAGATATTTTCTCTGGATGAAGAATTCTATAATCTTTGGATTTTTTTAAATAAAAAGCAGGATCTTTATCATAGTTAACCCTCCAGGTGTCTCTTTTATGTTGTTTTTCTTTTTCTCTATATTCTTCATTTAAGAGGTACTTTTCCCTTTTTTTATTACCTATTTTTTCTTTATTAAAAAAACGATACTCCTTTGACGCACAATTTTCACAAGATCTGCAATAAGAGTAGGTGCATGAATTACCTTTATTACCTTTTATTATTCTAAAATCAGATAAAGGTTTTTCAATAACACACTTCTTACAAATCTTAGTCTCTTCCATATCCTAGGATAATTGCAGTTGGTTAAGAGCAAACCTGTATGCTTTCTTATTCAAGTTAGCAGTAGCACCAAACAAGTTGCCAAACACAGGTTCTTTCTGTTTCAATACATGTGTGGTATAATAGGTTACACCGTTAAACATACCCCAAAGGTTTTGTCCAACAGCATCCATTTCGGAACCCATAGCAAGGTACAATTGTTCTGCCTGATTCAATTTCTGTGTAGACACATTCCCGTCAAGCATTTCCTGTTGATCCAAGTCAAGCAGATAATTAATAGCAAGTTCTTTGACTTCCTCATCTACTTTAACCTTAATCATCTTCTCAAAGTTCTTGTACATTGTATCCCTGTTCTGGAAATACACTTCCAAAGACCTCAATAACTCCTCAATTTTCTTTGGAGCAGATTTTGTGTGCCTTACTTTCTTAATTTTGGAAATATTTGAGAACTGATTTGTGCACCTTAGCAGTACGGTAGTCGTTCCAATAAAGAAAGCGTACTTCCCGTCACAAGAACTTCCGAGTATCAAATAATCCTGTATCGGATGACCCCCAATTTTAAGATCTTTAACAGTATTCTTTAGATGAGAAATAACAATTGCTCCATTATTAATTTCAGAGTACCCTGTAATGTCAAATCCTGAGATCTTTTTCATTGTCTCAGTAGATTGCATAAAGTGAGCATTATAGGTAGGATAGTAACTGTTCTTCATTACAGACAGTTCTGTTCCGTTATCTGAACGAGACAGTACTTTGTGGTTTTTACTCGTCAGGACATTTCCGTTTATGTCATATAATACGGGAGATTCCTGGATCTCAAATGTTAATTTATCAACAAAAGTACTCATTGTTATTTTGATTTAATTGTTTCCACTGTTCAATAGCTAAATTTAAAGACATTTCAATTAACTTGAATTTAGGAGTGCCTCTAGGAGTTTTTATTACTGCATTAATGTCAGCAAGCCAGTCAATCCATTCTTGTATTGTCTTCCTAATACAGCCGTATTGTATGTGATTGTCTGTTAATGTTAAAAAGTAGACAAAATTTAAGGTAAAGCATCTTTTAGTACAAACGGCATCGCCATATACCTTGGCATCGCCAGATACCCAGGCATTGCCAGATACCTCGGCATCGCCAGATACCCAGGCATCGCCATATACCTTGGCATTGTCAGATACCCAGGCATTGCCAGATACCTTGGCATCGCCATATACCTTGGCATCGCCAGATACCCAGGCATTGCCAGATACCCAGGCATTGCCAGATACCTTGGCATCGCCATATACCTTGGCATCGCCAGATACCTCGGCATCGCCAGATACCCAGGCATCGCCATATACCTTGGCATCGCCAGATACCCTGGCATTGCCAGATACCCAGGCATCGCCAGATAGGTTATTTTCTTTTTCTACCCACCCTCCTTTATCTCCTACAGAACCCCATTTGCAATCAACAATAAGTTCTATTCTAAACAAAGTAGTTCTTAAAAAATTTACTTTTGATTCTGTTGTTAATTTAAAATGTTTCATAATTTCTATTCATATAAAGTTACAAATGTTCCGAAATGTTTCTTAAATACTTCTAAAAGATGTTCTCTATCAGAAGCAGTCATTTCCTCATAAATGAGGTTATAATTCAGTTGCAGTTGGATAGACCATTTCTTTGCTAAAGCAAGAAGATTGAAAGTATCCCCGTCAGAACTATTGATGTTTATCAATACTTTTCTAGGATGCAGTTCAGACTTTTTAATCTTTAATGGTTTACGCTTTCCTTTGGCAATCTTCTTTTCTTTTGCTATGGCTCTCTTTTCTATTTCTTTTCTAGATAAAGCCATGGCTTATTCCTCCGTTACTTTTTCTTTTTTAGTTGCTACTCTTTGACAATAGTTCAATTCCTTTGTGTAATACTCCCTTTCGGTAGGATGGCAGTTTGCAAGCAGAATTTCATTATCTTGTTGTTCAAGATACTCTACAGACAAACACCTGTTGACGCTGTGTACATGATTGATCATCAACTTCCTCAAATTCAATAAAGGATTTTCTACAGTTTCCATAATGTAATTTTTAAAGGGTTTTTAATTCTTGTTTTGAATAATATTGAAACGTTCTGTGTTCTTTTACACGTTCTTTCTTTTCTGGTTTTAGAGATTCTATTTTCTCTTTCAGAGTAATAGCATTCTCTTTTGGAGTAGCAACTTTTACCAGAGGAGTTACAACCAATGTCTTGTCTTTAACAAGATCGACTCTAACAATCCAAGAGCTACCAGGAGCAATAAAGCTTCTGTGATTGTCATTTAAAAAGGATACAATACCTTCTACTCTACAAATTGGACGTCCGCCTTTTTCATTCTTAATGAAGTCTACGGTAAACTCGTCTCCAGGAACAATAACTTTCTTGTCTTTCATAAGTTTTTATTTTTGGTAAGATTTAATAAGTTCCATTAGTAAGGATTCTGCAGGTGTACGTTTACCATCTAATATACCGTCTACAATTTGACGTTTCTTATCTAGTAAAGCTGCAATCTTTTCTTCAATTGTACCTGCTGCAATCAATTTATAATTGGTACAGGCATTCTTTTGTCCAATCCTGTGTATTCTGTCGTCTGCTTGATCATGTACACCTGGGGTGTATTGATATTCAATTGTTGCTGTGGACCAAGCTGCGGTTAATGTTAAACCTACTCCTGCAGGATTTCCAGCAGCATCTAACATCCCAACAAATAATTTAATTCTAACGTCTGTCTGAAATGATGTTACTGCTTTGTCTCTGTTTGATTGATTAACACCTCCATCATACCTAACAGATATCTTTGGAAATGCTGTCATTATAGCATCAATTGTCGCTGTATGAGTACAAAACAATACAAGCTTCTCACCTGAGTCAATAAACTCTTCTATCCAAGATATAACATTAGCCATTTTACCTTTTACAGCCAATTGTTTTAAAGCATTAATCTGACCTAATGTTTCTGCATTGGAAGCTCTAATTGCTGCGGCAGTACCTTTCGTTTCACTTACCCATTTAATAAAGTTTCGTTCTGCATAAACATACTCAGCCCAATTGTCTAACTCAATAGGTACAAAAGCTGTCTGTTTGTCTGGCAAATCTTTTGCAACATTTACCTTCAGTCTTCTTAACATGACAGTACTTGTCAGTTTCCTGTGCAACTCTTCAACATTAGAAGCACCTTGTACATTTGTACCCCATATAGATTTCTTAGCATCACAATAACGCTTCGTAAATACAAAATAAGAACCTAATACAGTAGGATCTATCATTGATACAGCATTGTATATTTCAATCGGTCTGTTAAGTACAGGAGTACCAGATAAACCAATAATGTGTTCTACAACTTTACCTAATTTCTTAGCAGCCTTTGTTCTTTTAGCAGCACCGTTTTTAATACAATGTACCTCATCCATTATTAGGATCTTTGGCTTAATCTTAATCAAATAAGGTACCCAAGCTTCTAAAATGTCATAATTAAGAATAAGAATCTTTCCAGTCGTTTTGTATGGAGTTCTTCCTGTTAATACTTCTGCCTGAGAATTAGGTATCCAATTAAATGTTTCTCTTAGCCAGTTAAGTTTTAAAGAAGCAGGAACGACAATGATTGCTGTCCGAAGTTCTTTATGCAGTTGTAGGTAAGCTAAAGCCTGGACAGTATTATGTGTCAATATACAATGTTCTGTGACATATAAATGATCCTTTGTGTCTACAGAAATGCAGAAACATAAATCTGTTTTTACATACTCTATTTTTGTGATAGCTCTTGCAGGACTGTATTTTACTTTCTCTTTACAAGAGGTTCTTTTTCTTATGCAAAAGAAAGGATTATTTCCTTTCGGCATCATTATTGTGAGTGAATGAGCTATCTTTCCTATTTTCTTGTCTCCATTTGGACAAACTTGTATTCCAGGATAGGATTTCTTTCTTGCAATACCTCCAAAAGACTCAACTAAAAAAACAACATCGTCACATAATTGTTCCGAAACAGACGTAAATTGAATAACTCCAGATTTTAAACTTGCATAACCGTCTGTATCAAGAAGTCCTCTTAATAGTTCAGCTCTTTGTTCTATAGAACCAAATTTATAATCATCAGGAATATACTTGTATTCTGAAGTAACATTTAATCTATACTTTCTGATAATGTTTTTTATTTCATTAATTTTAGACTTGTCTTTTGGATTTGTATGCACTACATGGAAATCACAATTCTCACCTTTGTCTTTTTTCAATGTGTACCCCAATGGAAGCAGTTCGTTTCCAACTCTTTCAATAATATCAGAATCTGTGTTAGAAAAACAAACTCCTTTAGAAATACCTCCGTCACCTAATAAAGCACCCATTGTGTATGGAGGAATAATTAATTTCCTTTCTGGAAAGTCAATTGCATCAGAAAGCATAGGTATAAAGACTAAATTAGCCTTAGATTTCTTATCTGATTTTAATTGCATTTTCATAATTTCTTTTAATGGAAAAGTCTTACTAGGAAATCCCATCCATTTGTCTCTAGGAGAGTAAATCGTCCATAAATGGTCTTCACAACATTCTACAGAAGTTTTATCAGAAAATGTAACCTTATACACTTTCTTATTTCCTTTATTGTAGATTCCTTTTAACTTATGAGATATTCCATCAGATCCAAATACTTGATCTTTTAAAGAAAGATTACCTATCTGCTTCCATCCAGAAGGTGTTAGTACTTTGGTGTACCAAGGTTGTGCTTTACCCAAGCCCATCTCATCTGCAATTAAACATCTACCATTCTTAGCATCAATAAAACTAACACCAATATTTTGAAACGGTCTTAACGTCCCTTTTAATCCTGGTATTTTAATTTCCTTGACATCTGTGATAGATACTTTTGAGCGATCTAGGATAGCTTGTAAATTAGAATCAAGTTTAAATCCCCATTCTGCTAGAAGTTCCAATGAAGGAACATCTACAGGACATGTCCAGTATTTACCTTCTGGATAGTATTTTCGTTCCCTTAAACCTCGTACCCTATTAAGGTCTTCTTGGTTGTAGGGAAACTCAATTCTACAAACAGGTGTACCGTTTTTAAGCTCTGCTAGTTTCACAGCTTTTTCAGCGTTACTTTTTGTAGGAGTACTGTTATACATTTTTATAAAATTAGTGTTGAATTCAGCAGAAAAACGTGCTGAAATTTAACTTGTTATTCCTTGTTAAACTTGTTATTGTATTCTAACTTTCTACCATTTAAAATAATAGGTTCTATTACTTGCATTGTACCAGAAATAGTTAGTATTCTTCATGGAAGGGTAATACCTTTGATATCTTCTTTTACCATTGTTGTAATCTTTACTTGAGACACAGGAAAAAAGAAACAAAAATAAAATCAAGATGATACATTTTTTCATTTTCTAAATATTAATTATTGAACACATATCGCAGGACGTATAAGTTTACCGCCGCGTATTAAAATATTCTCTTCAGTCAATTCATAAACAAGTACAACACCTGAGATGTCATATACATTGCATGAACATTTCTCAAACAAATCAGAAACATACATTGCACCTGATAATGTCTGATTTCTATAGCATCCTTCATCTGCATATCTGATGCAGCAATGAGCAACAGGATTCTCTCCTGGAGTAGGATCCCATACTGTGGCAAATGTTTCTCTTGACATAATCAGAATAGGTTAATGATAAATTTAACAACTAAAGGAATCAATGTCTCTCCTGCCATTATCACAAAAAGTACAACAATAGCCAAGAACATAATTCCTACATATTTCCAAAATAATTTAATGTCGTTTCTCATTAGTCTTGAGTATATCGTAAAACACAAACTAAACCAACTTTTGCATCATGAGGACTGTTATCAAAATCTTCGTCTTCCTCATCTCTTTGAGAAGGCATTCCTAATCCTGATCTGCTGTAAGCTTCTTTGATAGGAATACATGTAACTACTTCTGCAATAGGAACTAATTGTTCAGTGTTATGATAGTCTCCATAATTGGAACTAGACCAAACATCAATATCTCCAAAGTTTCTTCTGATGTCTTTTAACTCATCAATCAATTCTGTAATAGTTAGTGTCATAATATTAGTTTTAATTATGTTGATTAATACAGTTTTGAATTCTCTTTGTAAAAATAACATCTGAAGGATATGCTCCGTTAGAGTCAAGCACACCGATGTTCTTTAGATAAGTTTCAATTGAGGACTGCAAATGTAATTCATTCCAGTCTAATGTGTCTTTATTGTCTAACCAGTATAATGTATTTATCAAACAGCATACAATGGTAGTGACACCTACGGAGAGAACTAATTTCTTTTTAGCCATTTTTGTAAGTTTTTATCAATTTATACCGACAAAACCCCCTACCCTTTCGAGTAGGAGGCAAACCATAAAGGAAAACTTACGGAAAACCGTTATGGTTTAATGTCTAATTTCTTTTCGTACAAGTAAATAATGTCTCCTATAGATACAAGTAAATACTCATAATCGTCAGCCATGTCGGCAATGTACTCTTCTGCTTCTTCAAAAGTCTCAAAAGCAGTCTCATCATTTAATGAGTCCCATACTTTTTTCCAACCTAAGTCATCTTCGAGAATTGTTATTTTGTTCATACCTTTATTATTGAGGGTTTACAATCAAAGTAAATAGCAATACCTGGAGGTGTTCTAAATCCTCCGTCAGTGTATTCCACTTTAAGTACATGAGGTAATTTTTCAACCTTAGCTTCTCTCTTTTTGTGAGCTGTGCCGTAAGGAGTCAATTTTAACCTGTACCTGTCTGGATGTTTCTTTGTCGGACATTTGTCCACATACGAGGTAGAGAAATTAGTCTCTAGGAGACCTTCAATCGCTATTCTGATAGGATTAATGTTTGCCATAATTATTGAGGTTTTTCACAAATGATGTAATCAACGTCTAACTCCCCGCAAAGATCGTCTCCTGTTAGTTTTGCATCTGCATAAGATCCAAACCATGCAGTATTACAATCATCTAGCATTAAAGGCTCTGCCTGAAATTGCTCGGGAGTTTCATTAAATTGGATAATAAAGTAAGATCTGCTCATAGTCACCATCCTTTATTTAAAATGTGTGTCTCAATAATTACTCTAGTCTTACATGGAGTTCCGTCTGTGCTGAGTAAGTCATAATCAAAATGATCGGGATTGTACACATCTGCAGTCCAATTCCATCCTTTGTTAATCTTAAATGATTGTTCGATAGCAAGTAAAGCAGTTTTTCGGGAAGAGAAGACACCGTATGTCTCCCACCACACAAACCCTTCTGTAGAAGAAGTTCTCCTCATGGAGGATTTCACAACATAGATTTTCTGTCGTTTCATATTCAGTAAGTTTATAAAAATACAAAGTAATTAATAAGTTTTAGAACTCCAAACTGATTGCAAAAATAAATTTAGAGTAAAGTGTCTACGTTATGGAACGCAAGAATAAAGAACACTCCAAAGATAAATACCGTAACAAGTGCGGCAATAACCAATTTACAATAAAAGTCTTTTGTTTTCATAACGGTTTAGTTTTTCTTGATGTACACAACAGTCTCTTCAGACAAGCTGTAAGCATTCTCAAAAAATAGAGATACAGTATCTCCTTGATAAGTGCAATTTACCTGATGATCGTTCAGTACCTCAACTTTGTAAGGTCTTTCGAAGGTAGATTCTTTTTCTTGAGCAGGAGGTAGAGCCTCTTTTTTGCAGCATAACAAACCTGCAATTAGGATCAGAGTAAATAGTTTAGTTCCCATCATCATCCCTCCCAAACTCTTCTTCGTCTATCTCATCAAATGTCCTAACGATAGACATGATTTTGTCTGTAAACCCAATAATACCTTCCCATTGCAACCAAGCATCTAAAATTTCCTCGGTTGTCATGTTCTCAATAGTCTCATCGGAATGATTCTCTTGCAAGTCATCCAATATGCCTAAGCTAAAAGCCTTTTCAATGTTTGTCATTTTCGTAAGTTTTAAAGATTAAATCGGTTTTGTCAGAACCTTTTAACTTATTTGTCCGTTTTCAGGTTTTTGTTTAATCGGTACTTCTCAAAAGCACAACTCCAAAATTCATCCGATAAAAGGATACTGAGACACCTTTCACCGCCAAACCCCCGTACCGTCTAGCAGTACGAGGGATCAGACATACAGTCTACAGAGACCTATTTCTTTGATGTTTTTGCTTCAACCTTTTCTTCTTTCTTAACAGCTTGTTCTTTCTTGTCAAGTACGGCTGGAGTCTTTGCAGCACGTTTCCGAGCGATGTTCATATAAATCGCAATTCTCGGGGTAATAAACTTCATGTCAGTAACACCTTTCAATCCGTATCCGGCAACGTAAGCAGCAATCGTTTCTTTGCTGTCCTCTTTCCAACCTTGTGCATGACAAAACTCACCGAGCTTTTCCATCGAAGTAATACTGTTGATGTATTTACCAGCATTATCAGCTTTCTTTGCTTTAACCGTCTTGCCTTCTTTCACAGCCTTGTCAGCCTTTGCAGCTTTAGCCTTAGCAATTGCAGCCATAACCCCTTTCGGTGTTTCTTTCGTAGCTTCTTTAGCCGAATTCACTTTGTCTTTTAACTCCGGATTAACCTTTGCAGCTTTTTCGCTTGTCTGTGCTACAATAACCCGTTTCCGCAGTTGTGAACCTGTTTCACCTTCTTTTGCGATAACAACTTTGTGTTCAACTTCTGCTTTTGGAGCAGTAGTCACTTTCTTTGCTTGTTTTGCTTCCAATTCAATGGCAGCTTCGATAGCCCTTTGTTCAGCACTGACGTTCAGAACCTTCTGAAGATTCTTTTTCGATTTCTTGTTTTTCATTCTATAAGTTTTTTTTGATTACAGCAATATTGCTGAGTTCTGGAGGAGGGACTCGAACCCTCCCTAACTAGAACCGTTCCAGATTTAATTTGTACTAACTTGAGATTCTTTAATCAACTTCTTGTTTGTTTTGGTAGCAACCTCAGGGGTTATTTCCTGTACTGCTTTCTTGTCAGCCGCCTTGTTCAAATGTCCACAAACAATAGCAACCTTCTCATCCATAGTCAATTCTTTTTGTTTTACCATAATCTTGATTTTAGTCAATGTGTACTGCTGCAATAATTACTGTAAATGTACGGTGGTGAAAAACAATATCCAAATGGTATCAAATATATTTTTGCTGTCACTCGTAGATTCTTTTTTGAGCACTGGTTTGTCAGGAAATAATTAGATTAAAACCAATCTTGGTATATTATTTGTCCTCCGTATCTGTTATTGACACTTTCAATAATCTTAAAACCTATAAAATGCTGAACATTTTCTAATTGGGCAGCTCTAAGCTCTATATCAACAACTTGATTAAATAGAGATTTTCTTGCATCTAATACAAATACACCGTCAGTGCCTAAAGCATCTATTGGGTATTTTTCTTCTTCACTAAATATTGGAGGAATAGAACCTTCCACATACCCAGTACTCATTTTTAAAAATTGACAGTACCTTTTCATCTTGTAAGTTTTTTAAATGTCTAAGACGCTTCACAGCGTTTCTGTCACTAAGACGTCATCGGTTAGACTTCAAAGTATAGCTAGTAAATCTGTCCAAGTGACTTCCTCATCGGGTTCTATTCCGACGATTAGTTTCTGATTATCTAATCGCTTTAACAGCACGTCCATCCGTTCTTCGGATATCTTACCTTCCTCAAATCTTTCGAGGATGATTTCCCTCTTGGCAATATATTCACTCCATTTCATGGTATCTGTTTTTAATAGTTTAATAACCTAACCATTCATAAAGACCTTTTTCTGTGATAATTGTAAGGTCTACTAATTCTACCTCCCACACATCGTGGATAGTATCGTACACAGGGCCTTCAACAAAATTACCGTTCACTACAAATCCGTGATCTTGACAGATTTTCTTTAACTTTTCTATTGATGTCATTTTCGTAAGTTTTAACCAGCCGCTGTATTGTGGATGCTGTATATTATACGCAAATGTAGAGTGATTGTTACACATATCAAAAGGTATCTGCAAAAGAATGCAAATTATCTTTAGGTAAACAAAACTCTGGTAGATTTGATTCTGAGCACTAGGATTAGGCCTAAAACGAGCAAAAAGGTTCTGCTAAAGAGCACAAAAAGTGCCTCAAAGCAGCATAACACGAATTCGCGCCTGTCATACACTATACTGTGAAGGCAGTAGTTAGTATTAAAACACTATTCTCCTGCTGAAAACAGCTTGTTTTAAAGCTAAAAAAGCTGATGGCATACATTGCCTTATTATTGCATGGGGCAATGCAATACACATCAGCAGTATAATCCACGTTCAAATAGCATCAAAACAGCCTATTCTAGCCGATAACCCCATAAAAAAAGCCATACGTTACCGTATAGCCATAAAAAAGCTGCAAAGTATAAACCTTGCAGCTTGTGAGCAGTTAACCTAAATTGTTAAATATGGTGCAGCATATAAGCGCCGCAATGTAACAAACACCAGCAATAACAAAAATCGCATTCGCTATGCTGTCCTTTTGGGTAGTAGTGTTATTTTGCATCGTCGGCAGTTTTAACAGCCTCAGCAGCCGGTTCGTTAATAACAGCAGGCACAACGGCAGCAGCTTGCAAGCCTTTAAGCAAATCCAGCGTCGTTGCATGCTTTAAGTAAATTGTAATACGCCCAGCAATAAAAGTCAAATCCGTTACATTTTTGTAACCATAAGCAGTAATAAACGCCTTCGCAATCTCAGCCTGTGTGGCTTTGTTTTTAAGCAGCATAGCAGCCAAAAGATGCATATTTTTAACCCCTTCGTATATGCTACCGTATTTAGCAGCTTTCGTGGCATTAGTGGAGCTCTTTTTGTCCTTTTTTGCAGCTTTTTTAACCGCTGCCGTTTTCAGCATATTTGTTAATTTGCGTTCCGTAACCAACAAAGCAGCTTTTTTACTACGTTCAGGGGCGGCAGCTAATTTAGCCAATCTAGCCGTTTCGCGCTCCTCAGTAAGTTTTTTTAATACGTTGGCAGTTGCTACCGCACCAGCTTTGTTTGAACTTGCAATACCGTTAGAAACGTTTGCGTTATTAACTGTACCAATAACCAAATTTTTAGCATTTTTTCTACTTTTTGTCATTTTCGTAAGTTTTAATAAAAATTAATAAAATAATAACTAATTAAACACCATTTAAAGCACAATTCTCGCCTTACTATTTATTAGCAGCACTACCCCATAACCTGTAAATGAATACTGGCTCTGTTGCCAGCTATGGGTACGACCCGCCTTTTCTAGTACTAGGACTTTCCACCAACATGTTAAAGAACACTGACCGCCTGCTACATCCCCTCCCCCCCGTCCGTCATGCAATTATACGCAGAATGGTTGATATAGTTACACTCCAAATAAAATAAATGTAAAAAATAGTACTTTATGCTGATAGCTCTACAACATCTATATACCAATAACAGCTTAACAGTAAGAGCAGTTAAACCTCAGCAAATAAAAAAACAACAAACGTACCATATAAACCTAATGTTAAACGAAAGTGAAACCATATAAAAATTTTAGCTTAACTTTACTGGGGACAAAATAAAAGTAAGAACACATACCAATAACAGCCTACAATACATGAACTAAACCCCGTATAAGATAGTACTATGCAGGCAATATACTTAATATATGTATGGTACTAGATATAGGGTGTAATACAGTATAACAGCATAGTAAAAAGGGTTATAAAAGACAATGGAGAATAATAAACGACGGCGCGGCCCTGCGACATACGCGGCAGATAGGAGGCAGCTGATTACACGGTTGTAGAAGGCATAGTGATAGCACAGGAGACAGGAGGTAGTGTATGACGGCTGACAATAGGGATACCTTGCTATAGACGGCACTAACGACGATAAGATGATAGTTGACAGTAGACGAAGACAGATGACGGCGGAGAACGGCAGCGAAAGCAGGTGTTATGGAGCACCTCATTTGAATGCCCGAAACCAGCAAAAAGCCCCCGAACGCCGCCGACAAATTTTTCAAATATATTCTCAATAGAATAACCGGTCTTTCATATTTCAAATATTTTTCTGATAGTAGAACCCGGTTCGTCAACGATAAAGCACTCTGTACTACATTATATAAAGTTTGGGTGTCTTGCAACTGAGAAACAGCCTGATGACAGAAAACACACTCCCGTAAAACGGCAATAAATACTAATAGATCGCAATCATGGAACGTAAAAGAACGAGAACTAGGGAAGAAGGAAGCATCAAGATCGAGAAGATTGATGACATACTCGAGACTAGATCTATCCCAGAAGAAGAGGAGGTAGACTTCCTGTACGATAAGCCTAAGACGTTGATGGGCAGACCTGGGAAGTACCATCCTTATATGACGGAAGAAGTTGAGAAGATGGCGAAGTTCGGATTAAAGAATGAAGAGATTGCCGAGTTCTATGGTATGCACCCTAAGACGTTGACTAAATACATACACTTATATCCAGAGCTTGAGAGGGCGCTGTATGCTGGGAGAGATTTGAACGGACAAGAACTTGTTGCTAGTCTGAACAAACAAGCTGTTGGGTATGAGGTTGAAGAATTTGCTGAGGAACGTGGTGTGAAGAAGAATGGAGAAGAATACGTCAAGAACCGTAAGTACATACGGAAGAATATCCAGCCAAATGCCAATGCTGCTATATTTCTTCTTAAGACGAGATTTCCGAACCGCTTTGTTGAGAAATCTATCAGCGAGAATAATTCCACATTAAACGTCAACATTAACAGACTTGATTTGTCTGACATGTCATTCGAGGAGTTAATGGTGATGAAGAAATTAGGATTGAAACAGTTACCTGAAGGATAGGATTATGGTTACCACAGACACAGCCATAGCAGATGTACTTCCAAGAGAACAACGAGTTCAGATCGCTGTCAATAACCCTCTTGCAATTATAAGAGAACTCAATAACCGGTCTTTTGCTCACTTTGTACAGTATTTCTGGCCTGTTGTCTGTAATCAAAAGCTAGTATGGAACTGGCACATGGACGTGTTTTGTAACGAACTTTCTGAAATAGCTATTAACGTAGGAAACAGGGTTCAAAAAGATCACGATTTGATTATTAATGTACCTCCAGGAACGTCTAAGACGTTGATATGTTCAATTATGTTTCCAGCCTGGTGCTGGACACGGTGGTATTGGATGAGATTCATTACAGCAAGTTATTCTTCAGCATTAAGTTTAGAGTCTGCAGAATATTCCAGGGATCTAATTCGTTCTGATCAATTTAAAGATGTGTATCCCGATTTGATGATTAAAGAAGACAAAGACACAAAATCAAACTTCAAGATCGTCAAATTAATAGAACATCCAAATGGGAAGATGCCCAGACAGGCTCAAGGTGGGAACAGATACAGTACATCAGTTGGTGGCACATTGATGGGATTCCATGCAGACATTATAATATGGGATGATCCGCTTAACCCGACACAGTCTGTATCAGACAAAGAAAGAGAAACTGCAAATAACTGGATTGACAGAACACTTCCAACCAGAAAGACGGATAAAGGTATTTCCGTAGTTGTTGGAGTTATGCAGAGATTACACCAGGACGATCCGACAGGACACATTTTAGAGAAGAAGAAAGAAAACGTTCGCAATATATGTTTACCTGGGGAAATCAGAAATTATGGACACAGAGTAAATCCTCCAGAGTTAAAGAAATTTTATATCGATGGATTACTGGACGCAAATCGCCTAAGTTGGAAAAACTTAAATGATCTTGAAGCTGACTTAGGACAATACGGATTTGCTGGACAAATTGGACAAGACCCGACACCCGCAGGTGGAGGTATGTTCAAGACAGATCATTTTAATTACACTTCCAGTATGCCTAAAGACAATGAGATCCTTCAAAAGATCAGATATTGGGATAAGGCAGCAACGGCTGACGGAGGAGCATACACGGTAGGTGTTCACATGGCAAGATTAACAAATAACCGCTTTTTAGTTTTGGATGTTAAGCGGGGGCAATGGGGAACAAACGAACGGGAGCGAATTATCCTCGACACAGCCCGAAATGATGGAACGAGTACACTAATCTACATCGAGCAGGAACCTGGCTCTGGAGGCAAAGAAAGTGCCGAATCAACAATACGCAATCTTCTAGGATATGCCTGCTATGCAGACCGTCCAACAGGAGATAAAATATTTAGAGCGGATCCTTATAGTGTTCAGGTAAATGTTGGAGCACTAACTTTAATGAATGCTTCTTGGAATGCCTCTTATGTGGATGAACACAGATTCTTTCCATTTGGGAAATTTAAAGATCAGGTAGATGCAAGTGCCGCAGCATTTAACCATTTGTCTGGCAGAAGATATGTTAGTAGAATCATTTAAAAAATAAAGACATGCCATCAATCATTCCAGGAGTTATACATTTTAATCAAGTGTACCAATTTGATGAATTTAATGAGTCTTTTGAAATACAAGGAATCTCATTAGATGGTAAAAGATTGACATGCCAAGTTAGAGAAACTCCAGACTCCGATGTTGTATTAGAATTTAGTGAGGATGATCAATCGTTGATGAAAACAGATACTGACAGCTCATTGATTACAGGTATAACTTTGTATAAAGCATCAGAGGATATGAGTTTGCCGCCGTTATTTGAATTTGGACAGTCTTCTGTCAGGTATCATTTAACAATTATTATGTACACGGATGATGCAGACATAGAAGATGTTGTCACTATTGTAAAAGGAGATTTGGAAATAGTACATCAATTTACAAAACTTCCAGAAGTATGACAGTCATAACAGTACAACAACAGACGGTTCAAAGAGTAACTACGTCACAGCAGACGCCAATTACTATTGTAGTTCGACCAACCGGACCACAAGGACCTCCAGGACCAATGACAGTATTTGGAACTGTAGATAAGCGAACAGGAATTGATGGAGGATTCTTTGGAGAAATGTCCATTATGGATGATTAT